TGCACTACCTCTATCTGCTTCAAGTCTTAAAACTGCTGAATTAGATGTACCAGCAGATTGGTCTATAAGGATCGTACCAGTTGAATGTACTCCTAACCCAGTAGAATCTTGTTGTATTTCTAAAGCTGTTGTACCAGTTGCATCTGCGTTGTCATTAACAATTTTAACTAATCCTCTAGTAGATGTATCGGCAGAATTAGAATAAAAATATGCAATTCTTCCAGTAGTTAAAGAATCCACATGAGCTTGAATTGCACCTACATTTGTAGTTGCATCAGAGTCAATTCTAATTGCATTGGCGTTTCCATTTTGGTCAATAGCCATAGCGTATTGAGCAGAATCTTGTTTAATCTTTAAAGCAGTTGTGCCAGTTGCATTAGTATGATTGTTTATTATTTCAACTAGATTTCTAGTGCCAGTACCAGATTGATTAGAGTTTATGTATAATATTCCTCCAGTTGTTCTGCTTGTACCTACATCATTTAAAATAATTCCATAGCCACTTGTTTGTTGGCTAATATCCATGTAAATGCCTTGACCATCTTGCGTTTCAGAATCAATTTCGATTGCTGTTCCAGAAGTAGCATTTGCATCAATTTTTAATTTACCAATTACATCTACTTCTGAATTAGTAGTGTCCACAATGAATATATCGGTTCCATCAGCTTTTTCAACAAGCAAAGCAGACGTATCTGTAACTTTTATTTGTTGCGTACCTGTAATTATCTCATCAAAGCTAAGTGATCCACCACCATCAACTTGCAGATCACCTGTGATTACTAGATCGCCATCTATTGTTCCACCATTACCGAAATCTTCGACAATAGTTCTTAGCATTGAACTTTGCATTATATCTCCACTACTCTTACAGCACCAGTCGTTGTGCTAGTTGAATTATAATTTAGATATACTGTATTTCCTAATCCCCTTGGAACTGTTAAAAAAGTAAGGGTATTCTTAGGAATTATCATATCATTTGAAGCGTTTACATCAGTAGCAGTAGTTGTGAAATTAAAATAAATTTCTACTGCGGAATGTATTCCGATTGTTGAAGTCATAGTGGCTAGAGCTAAATGAGTTGTGTTTCCTGTACTAGCACTTGAACCTGCAGTACCAGCAGAATTTACTGTCCAATTACCTCCAACTGTCGCATTTAATGCTTCTTGAACCGATCTTTTATGTAGATTTGCCATATTATCCTCTAGCTAGATTTTCTATATACTAAAGCAAAATCACCATTGGCTACTGCTACGCTTGACCATTCACCATAAATAGTTTGACCTGCTAAAATTGTTACGCTTGTTAATGTGTCCCAAATATCGGTATCAACTGACGTGGCTGTAACTACGCAATCAACTGATAATGCTTGAATTGCCACATAAGTATGAGAGTTTACAGTTGCGTTTGTTACATAATCGTAACCACCACCACCGAGTCTATTTTGAGCTTCTTGAGTTGTATAATTGTGTAGATTTGATGTTGCCATTGATTCTCCTAATCTCTAAGGTTAATGGTTAACCGTGAACGAGCCATATTTTTGTTACTTTTTCTTAATAGGCTTTTTCTTTGTTTTTACTTCTTTTTTTGCTTTGTCTAATATAGTCTTACCCTTTACAACTTCATAGCCATTTTGAACCATTTTTGAAGCTTTATCAGTATCTAGGGTATGTTCGTAATGTTTATCTTTTTTAAGTATTATCATAACTTCCTTTTAATAAAGGGTGGCGAATTAACACCACCCAATATTTTTTTTCAAGGTTTAAGGATTTAAAAATTCTATTCCTTTAACATGATTTGATGTAGTAATTACTGCACCATAAATGATGTCAGCCACAACTTTAGTTCCTAGATAAGATACATCGTATTCAGATTGTACTCTTATATCCTGCTGAACTGCTACTGCTATAGCTGATTTATGTACTAAATATGCAGCTTCAATTCCTGTTGAAGTTGTTGTAGGAATTAAAGAGCTAGTCATTACTGGAATACCAAAAAGGTTTCCAACTAGACCAGTTTGCATTACTGCGTTATCATTACCAAAACCAACACCTGCGCCAGAGTTATTCGTTACAAATGCCTTTGAGTTCATTAAGTCAGCATAAATAAGAGGATTAACAAAAAAAGCACATTCATCAGCTGGTATATCATTAGCCATTAAAGTGCCTAGAGCAGTTTCAACATCAGCGTTTGACATTGTGTTGTCTGCAGCTAGAGTTTGAGTTGTTCCAATAGTTTGCAATAATGCTTCTATTTTTGTATCAACTGCTTTTCCTAGAGCATAAGCCATAGATTGAGCATACTTATCAAAAAGCTGTTCGTTGCTTTGTACCATTGCAATATCTTCAAATAGCTTAGCTGCATAAACGTGTTGATCTATTGCTAAATCAATATCTGTTTCAACGTTAGCAGTATAATCTACTGAATCATTTGCATCTTTTGTAGCACTTGCAACTTCTTGCATTGTTGGAATGTGTAAAACGTCTCCACGCCCTTGAACCAAACTAGAATAATCATCAAAGAATGGTTTAAAAACTAAAGACTTTTCAAAATATCGAAGTACTCCGTCACCCCATAGTTCAGGAACGAATACATCAATGTCAGATTTTTGGGTTACATCACCCGAAAAACCGTGATAATCAGCCATTTAAGACTCCTTATTTTCTAAGCGCATAACCCTTTACAATATCTGCCCAGTTCGATCTTCTTTCATTATCGGTCATTGTAGTCCAATTTTTATTAGAAGGATTAACAGCTCTTGCTGGAGTTCCACTTGTATTAGGAACGCTTTTTTCATTAGGGTTTAATTTATTTGCTAAGATTCTGAGCTTTGTAATTGGTAAATCACCAAACTGCTCTCGATCTTCTTCGCTTAGTGTACTCAATATAGAATCTCTTTGTTGAGCTTCATCTTTTTTAAATTGCTCTACAATAGGTTCTAGTTCTTGAATTTTTAAAGCTCTTTCTTCAGCTAGTTGTTGCCATTGGTTTTGTTCTTCCATTTGCTTTGTTCTTTCTGCTTCGCCTTTCTTAACTAGCTTTTCAAGTTTTGCTTCTGATTCTTGAGCACGTTTCCTGTACTTTTTGCTTTCCTGCACTAATTGACCATAATCAGGTAATTCAAGGTCTTTTTCCTGGCTTTCAGTTGCCATCTCTGTTGATATAGGTTTTTCCACCACTGGTCTCTCAACGTAAGCCTTTGGTTGGTTTTCCACGCCCTGTGTATTTGTTTCTTCAGACATTCTGTCCTCTTATTATTTTAGTTAATATACTATAAAAATAAACTTTCATAAAATAGCCAACTATATTTTAACGTCAATTATTATATCTTTCTTATTAAACTTTTTAATATTATCATTAATATTGTCGTTAATAAAATCTTGAACGAATTGTAAATTTTTATTATTTAAGCCATATATATTTCTCTTAGGTTTGTTTCCTCTTTTTCTAGAATGACCTATGACTTTTTCCCCATCTCTGTAATTTATTTCAACGCTTTCTGTTGTAGCTTTTTGAACTTTTAAAGAATTAAGCATTGTACCTGTTAATCTTAAATTAGGAGGGTTTGTTTGTTTACTTGCACTGACACCTTTTGGTGTAGCTTTACCTATTCTTTTTTTTAATGAATAATCCGTACTATATGCAGGAAATTTAACACCATCACCATCTTGACTTATTCCTTTGTCAGCATCTTCAACTATTCTAGTTGCTAATTTACCACCAAGCTTTAGCCATTGACTTTTTTTAAATTTAACTAAGTCTTTTGATTTCATCTTACCATCCAACTATGCCTGCAATTAAAACCTCCACGAACTCCAAATGGCGTATCGCTAGAACCAACTTCTGATTCTGTATAACCTTCTTTTGGTTCGTTATCTTTTGTTGCTCTACATTCATCTCTAGTGTTAGCATCTTGTGGTCCAATATAAACCCACTTTACATCTTGACCTTCAAACACTTTATATCTAGCCATATCATCAAATATTTTTAATCCGTCATAAGCCACAACATTTAGTTGATGACTCGCTAATCGTGTATTTATTAAGTTATCGCTAATTGTTTTAGGATTTACACCTCCAAAAACACCTCTAAAAAGCTGTATCTCTAATTCATTCGAATATATACTCGCTCTGCCTAAGAGTCTTTCAAAATCCATATCTTTTAAAACTTCTAGCGATTCAACAGATGCTCCAGCTAATGCAGGGATTCCTCTTTTATTTCCTTCCCTAATTGCAGCTTGTAACATAACAGCATAGCTTTCATCAAAATTATCTAAAGCTTTTCCATATCCACTGTTTGTTAATTCTTGAAAAAAATTTAATTCTCTAGTTGCTCTAATTACTTCAGTATCTGACATCCTACTTAACTGAACAACTAATTTATTTAAGTCTTTTTCAAATTTTCTTTCTAGTCTTTCAATTTCATTTATAAATCTATCAACAGCTGGTTGAACATTAGGCATTGGCGTTTACTAATCTTTGAAAGGTTGATTGTGGTGTTGTCGCTTCTGTATTTGCCCTTGTTTCTTCTCTTACTTCATTAAGCTTAGAATCTATTTCATTATCGGACATATCAGGGTTAAAGTATAATAAAAGCTCTTTTTGAGTCATTATACCTTTTTCTAGTTTCCAATCAAGCCACGCTCTTTCTTGCTCTGGCGACATCGGATAGCTTACTTCACCAAAGTCAACAGAGTAATCTTCTGATAATGTTATCTTGTTATGTGTTTCTAATATAGTCCTATCAATTTCATATCTTGAGCTTTCCCATTCCCTAAATAAACCTTCATCACTTTTTCTAGCTTCAAGGTTTTCAATTTCTAATATCCTAAGAGCTTCACCACTTGGTGTATTACCACCTGACTCACCCCATCTAATTCTTAATTGATTATTTTCTGCTGTTTGATTTGCCATAGATTTAACAGCATCAATTAATTCATTTAAATTTCCAGCAGGTGATTTATAATCAAATGTCGCTCCTTCTGGTAATATAATTGCATTATCAATACCAGATTTAATTTTGCTTTGCCCTTCTTCGATTCCTGTAAATACAGGCTGACCTAATCTTGACCTAACAGATAAAGCGATTTCAGTCATAGCCATAGCGATATGTAGAGATGCTCTTGTAACGTCATATGCGTCTGAATTAAAAGCAACAGAACTAATAGGGTTTATCCCATAAGGGTTTAACATATCTTCATTACCCATTATAGCAAATCTTTGCCCTTTATTATTAAACTCAAAATGCATTCCAGGGATACCTTCTCTTGATTCGCTCCAGAATACAAAACGCCTATTAACATCAATAGATTCTATTTCATAACTATATCCGTATGGTTCTCTTTCTCCATAAATAAAATACTCTTGAACCACTGGTAAAATTTCATATTCTAATCTTTCACGCCTTTCATTATAAACAGACTTCATCCAGCATTGACCTAATAACCAACTCAACTCTGCAAATTCTCTTGTATGGCTATTTAATTTAAAAGTCAATGCATTATAATCTTCATTAGATTCACCTGCTATTAATCTTTGCGGCGCATTTTTATATAACATCATTCTAGCTTTAGCAAATCTAGGAACGCAACTAGAAATAAATGGAGGAACTTGTGTTAAGCTATCGGAAGCGAACCATTGCTCTAAATGATTATCTAAATTTTGATTATAATAATAATCTATTGACTCTAGTTTATTAGTATCTTGTTTTTGAAAATATTCCTTAGATGCGTTTGCAACGCTATCAATAACAGCTGTTTCTGCAAGGTCTGGAATAATTACTTTGTTTACGGATTTGCCAAAATTATACATTATATTTTCCTTATTTCTACCAGTTTATTGTTGAGCCAACCATTCTACGAATAGGAAATTTATGGCTAATAGCATAAGAACATGCGTCAAGTGCGTGTGTTAATTGCATATCTTTTTTATCTAGCTTTCCATATTTATCTCTTTGGCATTGTTCTAAATCTTTTATTAAATAAGTGCAAGAAGGATCAATGGTCATTCCAACTTTACCTTCTGCATCTTTTAATTTTCTATTTAAAGCGTTTAATCTATCTATGTGACTTGGGTGCGATTTTTTAGCGCGTATTAAAAACCCGTGGTCTCTTAATATTTGATGATCAGACCTCCTACTGGTGGTGCTTCTAGCTTTACCTGCAGGGTCTGGATAACACTCGATATTTGGAGCAACCTTTTTCATTTTAATAGATAACTCTTCAGTGTTGCTATTTTTTAATCTAAGCTCATCAAAAAAGTGTATAGTTCCATCTGTATATTCACAGGCTAAAACTGCAGTCATAAAGTCCACATTAAAATCAACTCCCCACCATAAGTTATTAGAAAGTTCTTTAGCCTTAAAACAATTAACATCGCGATCAAAATTATATGCAGCCCTATTACCAGTTGTTTCAAAAGAAGCCTCAAACTCTTGCCTAAATATGACTTCGTCCATAGTTTTTTTAGCCCTTTCTATTTCTTCTAATGGTACAAAGCCACCTTCAACTGTAGTAAATTTCCAGCTTTGCCAATCTTTTTCACCTTGCCCTTTTGAATACAGGTCATACATAATATCATATCCACTTGGTGTCCCAATAAATAAAACTTCTCCTTGAGTGGTTGCTAACATAGGATAAATAATTTCTTCCCATACGTGTGGTTTGATATAAGCCATTTCATCCATTACACATTTAGTTAGTTCAACACCTCTAAGATTATGTTCGTTATCTGCTCCTTTTACGCTTAATTCTGCGCCATTGTCAAAAGATACTAGCATTTCAGATTCGTTTAATTTAGCACCTTTAAATCCAGCAAACATTTGTCTTAATATTGGAAACACAATCATTTTTCCTTGCCTATATGTTGGCGTGATAAACCATCTGCGCTCTCCAGGGTTAAATGCATCTTTTAATAAATACATTAAACTCAATATTGTTTTACCCCATCTGCGACCAGCAACAATAACTTTAAATCTAGCGGGGTTGTGTAATATTTCTTTTCTAGTTGTATTTAATGACCATTTTATCATTTTTATATAAAGTTGTATAAGTCCAATATTGATCTTTTACTTTTATAATTTTAATTGTTTTATTTTTCATCAATAACCATTACCTGTATTGGTTCAGACTTGTTAGTTGTTTCCATACGTTCTAATGCTTTTCCTTCCAAGCGTTCCACAATGAATTGTATAGCTCGTAAATCGCCTCTCTCAGCTAGATTAAATAGTTTTGATACTACTACCTCCCTGCGCTCTTTTTCGCCTATTTTGGTAAAACTATAATCTTTAATTAAATCAGTATAAGCATTTCGCCTTCCATTAGGGTTTCCAGACTCGCCTTTCTTCCAGCGATTACCTAATTTATTCCCTTTAGCAAAACTGCCATTAGGCTTATGATTTGAGCGTTTCTTCTGCGTTTGTTTATTGGTCATATTCCACTAAAGCCATAGCAAAGACTTTATTTAATTTATCAATTAGCTCTTTAACTCTTGGCGTGTCTACTTCAAAAACGTCAAACTCTAATCTATAATTATGAGTAGTCTTTAAGTTTTTAATCCCTACTAATTCGACATCAAGAGTAACTCCTTTATTTTCTTTTAACACGTTTCATCTTGCTCTTTTTTTTCTTTGGTCTTCCTACTTTACTTCCGTATGTACCTTTTCCGTATGGCATAATAACTCCTTAGATTTTTTCGTTATAATTTAGATATGATACTATACTTAATAAAATAGCTATATATTAAAAACAAAAAAGGGACAACGATGCGGTGTTATCCCAATTTTGCTAAACGCCTATTTGTTTCATTTCAACTTTGCCATAAGGCTTTTAAGGTATTTAGTTGTTTATTAGTGCTAAAGTATCTTTATTAAATATAAATGGTTTTTCTCTATTTTTCCATTGAGCGTTTTGTAGTTTTTCGCTTATATAGTAATAAATATATGATTCTACGGCATCGCTTGTTTTATATTGATCTGGCATAGCTAGAGCAAATGGAGTTCTTTTTTGCTCTGGAAAATCTATTTTGTCTATGTTTTTATAACACCAGTTTATAACTTTTTGAGATGCGTGAACTTTGTTATATCTATGCGTGTATTCTATTGCTAAACTAAAAGCGTGTATTAATAGCCACATATAATTTTCTTTGCTTGCTCTAGTCCATATAGAACACGGATGGTTGTAATGCGTTCTTTTATATGGGGGCTTGTATTTTAAATCAAATGCTCCACATAACATTTGAGTAGATTCTAAAACCATTTTAACTACATGTTTATTATGTTGCATTTTAGCTGATATTTGAGGATGTTTATTTAATATAAAAATATTCATAATTATTAGTTTAAAACTTTTTTTGCTAATTTTACAAATTTAGTTGCAATACTTCTCCATTCTAAGCAATCTGAACAAAACAATTTATTTTTAAATTTACCTTTTGTAATAATAGTTAAATCATTTTCATCTTCGTCTAAGCAATCGTAACAATGTATTTTGGAATCATATTTCATTTTACTATCTCCTTATTCCGTTTACTTTAACAATTTGGTTTTCGTAAGCATAACTATAAAAACCAGCACTTCCACCTAAAATAAAACTGTAAATATTCCCCCTACCCTTTTCTTCACAAACATCTATATCTATAACCTCTACTGTAATATTATCATGTTCCCAGTTTAATTCTAGTCTATCGCCAAATTTTATTTCTTTATTTATCATATTACTTAACCTCTACTTTAAAACCATTAAAGAAAGCTTTAGAAGAACAACCAACTGTTTTTTTATTTACGGCTTTATTCCAGGCTTTGTCTTGCGATTTAACTTTTGCAGAAAATTGTTTCCACCATTCTGAATTTCTATCTACTTTTTTTGAGTTTTTCATGTTTGTCTCCGTTGTTTTATTATTAATCACGATGTAATATACAAAATAAAACAATACAAGTAAACAGTTTATTTTTTTTTTATAAGGGTTGTGTAAGGGTTATATAATTACTTTTTAAATTTGTATAAGATTTATATTCCATTCTTTACATAACTTTATTGCTGATTGATCTAGTTTATATATATCTTTATATACAATTGTTTTAATATTATAAGCTGTAATCATTTTTATACATGAATTGCAAGGTAATAAAGTACAAGCTAGCAAAGCCGCTTCTCCTGGTTTTATATATCTCAAGGCATTTACTTCTGCATGTAAGACTTTTGTTCTTCTTTTTTTTCTATCAGACCAATCTAATTCTATTCCAGCTGGTGCCCCGTTATATCCTAAACTAGCAACACTTTTATCATGTCTTATAATACAACAACCTACCTTAACATAAGGATCTTCACTTCTTAGCGCTGCAACTTTTGCTAACTCTAAAGCATAGTTATTTATATTAATCCGTTTTTTCATTTTTTAATTTGTTTCTTTGATACATAATAATATAGGTGCTATAATTAATTACGTCTTTAAGAGTATCCTCAATTTTTTCATCTGAAACATTAATTTTTTGTTTATTAAATATTAAGTTATCCAACCTATCTATTTTATCTGAAATTCGTATAAGCATTCCTAATTCTTTATATTTAACTAAAGATTGACTTCCATAATCTTTATTTTTATTAATAGATAATTCTAAGCATTCTTTATGTATTTTTTTATATTCATCAAAATTTAAAGACATTTTATACCTCGTAGTTAGTTTGCAAAATTTTAGAAATGTCTGGGAATTTATTAATCACTGCGTTATACATCATAAAAGCCAGTTTTCTTATTTCAGGTGTATTACCTTTTGCTATTCTTAACGCCCAGAAATGTTTTAAAGAAGATAAATTAGCAGCTGCTACTAAATGAACACTTGTTGAATTTGGTAATACTTCCCGTGCTATATATCTAGGAATTTCATTTTCAAAACTTTTTTTATAAAATTTATTAATTTGCTCCATTAAATCATAATATTCTTTTTTATGATTATTATCAATATATTTTTCTAAATCTTTGTAAGTAAAATCATCATGTTTTTGATAATGTTGAGATTGTACAGCAAATGTCCATCCTACTCTATGCCTGGTAAATTGAGCTAAACAACTTCTACTAATGCCTGAAATTTGAAATTGAAAAAAACATTGCTCTAAAATTGATAAATGGCCTCTTTTCGTTATTCTTTTTAATAAATCAACTGCTTTTTCGTGAATATATGTTTTTTCTAAATCACAAAAATCTCCTCTATAATAGCAATTTCTAGCAGCAGACCACATAGATTTTATTGGATCTATGCTATACGATGATAATTTTACTTTTATTGTAACTACATTTTTATTTATTTGTTGATCCAAATCCATTTTCTCCCCTTTCTTTTATATTAAAGTTTTTATATAATTCCTGTTCATTAAAACATTCTTTAATCGCATAATAATTTTGTTTTATTAAAACAAATTGTGCAATTTTTTGATTTGCTTTTAATTCAAAAAAATTTGTTCCAACATTTATTAAATTAAAATGTATTTGACCAGTATAATTTTCATCTATTAAACAAGCTCCAGTAATAATGTCTTTTAAACTTATACTACTCTTATTAAAAGCTATTAAACAATAATTATCGGGCAATCTAACTTTAATTCCAGACTCAATTACAATTGATTTATTTGGTTTTAAAATAGTATCTTTAAAATTACTTGGTATAAAAAAATCAATACCTGCATTTTTACCGTTTCTTTCAGGCGTTTTTACTTTTTTAGTTTTAAATATTTTCATTATTTATTTTCCTTTTACAATCTGGACAAGTTTTATTTTTTTTTCCTAACTTAGGCATTATTTGTTCAGAGTATTTTAACCATTTTCTTGTATTTATATATGATTCAACATAAGACCATAAGCTGTTACATTCATTACATAAAAAAATATAAGCATCTACATTTTCAGTTCTACATTTGTATTTTTTTCTTTCAAACTTTCGATATCTAAAATACTCTTGAGTCCTTAATATATATTCAATTATATTTTCTTTTTTTTTCATTTTAAATATTTACTTAAATGATTTAACCCTTTAGCTCCTGGATTTTTTTCTTTAAAACTATTAAAATCAATAAATTCTTCATCACTTTGATTTAAATTATTTTTAATAGTTGTTTTTTTATTTTTTATATTTAGTTCTTTATTAAGATAATCAACTGCACAACAACTAGAACCTTTTTTAATAGCAAAAAAGTCTGCAGGCATTTCTTTCTTTCCACATTTAGAACACCAAGCTTTGTAGCCTATTCCAGATTTTAATTTTGTAAAACTAGATTCAAAAGATTTTCTTGTATTAATCTTATTATTTGTCCATTCTGTGTTATTATCTCGCCATTTTATTAATCGCCTTTTAATATCAAACGTTTTTTGCATTTCATATTTCATTTTTCTACCGTTTTCATTTGATTCTGTCCAGTAATTAACAAAAGCAATTGTAATCTTTCCATCTAATTTTAATTGTTTTGCAATCTTAACTACTTTTAATGTCCATTCTTCGCCTCTTTTTTTTTTATCTTTTAATTTAACTTTAGCTTTATCTTTATCTTTAAGGGTATTAGATACACTTTCCTTAGGGTTTAGCAACCCTTTTTCTGTTAGTCTTTTAATAACACTTAAATGAGGTTTTGAATTTTCTCTCAAACTTCCATATTGAAACTCAATAAAAGCTGGTATAAAATACTGATTATCTCCTTTTATATAATTCATTTTAGAAGTTATTTCGGTTGGTAATTCTTCAAAACTAACCCATTCACCAATTAAAAATTCTACTGCTTCCCAATCAGCATCCCATATTCCAGCATGATCACATTTAGTTAATAAATAAATCCAAAAAAGTTTATTTTTTGAAGATAACTTTCTAAACCAGGCTTTATCCCATATTTTAGTATCTATAAATCGTTTTGCCATTATTTTTGCTCCATTTTGTTTATCATTTTTAAAATATCAATCTGTGTGTTTTTTATTGCTTTTATTTCTTTTTTCATATCATGTAACTTGTATAGCCTGTCTTTTATTGTTATTATTTCTTTTTTTATATCCACATAACATTCCACGGCCTCTTTAAAAGTATCAGTATTTCTGCCCATTATCTCTATTATTTGATTAACAAGTCCTTTAGTCATTGCCATATTGCTCCAGCTCCTTTTGTAGTTGTTTTTTTATTTCTTCAAAATCCCACAAGCTTTTATTTATTGTATTTGCTTGTCTTTTTAGTTTGTTTAATCTTTTCCCACCTAAAGTTTTTTGTGCCCATTCTTTAGCTTCTATCGGGTGCTTATGCCACCAATAAAGATGACAACCTAAACACAAAACCTTAACATTGAGTGGATCAAATTGCATTTTAGGATATTTCCCTCTTGGATAAATATGAGAGGCATGCAAGTTTGTAGATTTTTTGCATCTTAAACATACTTTATCTCTAGCAATTACAATTTGCCTAACTAAACTATGCAGTTTCTTTTTTTGAACTTTCTTCATATATTTGAATATATAATTTATTCATTCTATTATGCGCTGAACCACCTTTTTTTATTTTTCCATCTTTTAACATTTTTCTATAAATGTTTATGACTCCAAACTTGCTTTGCAATTCGGCGCTATAACTTCCATATTTTTCTCTTTTTGTAAATTTTCTTTTAGAATAGCTCATTTTCAATTTCTTCCTTTGTTTTTTCTTCAATTGGTTTTTCTACTGGTTTTTGTTTTTTATTTAAAAAATCAATTGTTTTTTCCATGCCGCATGCAACTTGAAACATAGGTGCAATTATTCTTTTAATTTCTTTAACCATATCTTTTTGATCAATACTTGTAGTTGTTTGAGCTACTAATTTTGTTGCATTATTAAAGGCCATACCCCATTTTATTTCTAAACCTCTATCATTTTTATTATTTTTATTTAATACATAGTCAGGCGTTTTGATTCTTAATTTATTAATGTCATTTTCAGTTGCTAATTGCACTACCCAAACCATCCCTTTTGATCCAGGAGCCATATTTATAAAAACTTTTTCACCTTTTTCAAAATTATTAATTTTTGAAAATAAAGTTTCAGTCATTATAAAATCAAATTCTTGATTAATATTTATTTTGTAAGGTTCTAAATCATTTTTTGGTGCACATAAATACTCACTTCCAATATTTATAACTTTTATAATAAACTCAATTTTATCATAATATTTATTTTTTTGTCCTATAATTTCACCCGGGGATTGCGTAAGTTCTATTATTATAGGTTTATCCATGTGATGTTCTTTTTTTAATGTTAAAAATGCCATTTTATACTCCTTGTGTTATTAAAAAATTATATATAACTATTAATGTTAAAACAATTAACCATGCTCTTATAGACTTAATTAAATAATACTCTAATAAGTCAATAAAATTATCAATAAAATCAAGCATCATAATATCTCCTTGTTTCTAATATAGTTTGTAAAGTTTTTTTAATTTCTTTTTGATTATTTATTATTTTATATAATAGTGTCAAAACTCTTAAAACAAAAAACAATATACATAATTGACTAAATTCCCAATATGGAAAATACTCTGCGCTAAACAAAGCTTCAAAGTAATATCTCATTTTAAACCTCCTTTTTTAAACATTGATAAAGTTATTTGAATACCCATTATGACACAAAAATAAATAAAAATACATAAAATAATAAACAATGCCCAAAAGCAACTAGCAATACCAAGCATTGCAAAGTTTAAAATCCATTCATAAATATCTAATGCAAATATCATTATAACCTCCTAAAATAATTTATATTGATTTTTACTAGCTTGAGGTTGTAAAGCGTAATATTTAGCGAACCTTTTACCATTATCCGAAGTGATTGTTTCAGTACCTATTAACATTCCTTCATTTTTTAAATCATAAATGACTGCGGCTAATCTCATGCAACCAAACTTTTTTAAAGCCTCTAATGGCGTAATGCTATAACCACTATTAAGATAATGTTTTATTTCTTTATTTTGACTCATTATTAATCCCGTATTTTTTTTGAGGTCTTATTTTACTATATTTTTTGCTTTTTTCTAGCTCCTGTTTTTTATTGTAAGACAATCCATTTTGTTGCATATTGGCGTTTTTTCTTTTTGCTTTTTGCCTTTTAAGTCTTTTAGCTTGTTTCGATTTAGTCATTATTCACTCCTGTCAATTTATTTAATATATCCCTATATGGCATAGGGTCGTCTACTTTTTCCCACATACAAATAAAATGCTCAACGCACTCTATTAGTTTTTTCGATTCTTCTTCTTTTAAAGATACAGGAGGTTTCAAGGTGTGATTAACGGAGTCCTCTTTGAACATGTTACTAACAACCTCCTGCTTAATTTTTGAAAATCTTTCTGATATATCATTTAATCTAATAGATAACGCCCCAAGATGCCTAGCTTTTAATTGGTCGCTATCTAAATTTTCGCCTTCTGTAATAGTTAAAAGCGATTCAACTGCATTAAACAAATTTATAAAATTAGTTTCTAATTCCAAATACTGTCTTTCTGAATGTCTCATTTTTTCTCCAACATTTTGTTTATCAAATTAGGGTTAATTAATTCTCCTGTAAAATTATCTTTAGCACTTAATATTTTAATTCTAGGGCAAGCTCCTAAACTAGGGTGAAATCCTTCGCTTTTAGCCTCTTTAAATTCTAGGCATAACCTTGTTAGGGTATCAGATAAAAGCACCCCAAAATCTAACGTGGGGTGCTCAAACTCTACTTCCATACTAAACCTTTGTTTTCCAGAACAATAATTACACATTTTTAAGTAAGAATTATATTGTTGAGCTGAAAATTTATTATCGCATTGAACGCAATACATTATTTAATCTCTTTCTCTTTATCTTGAAAGTATTGGATTATTTCTTTATAAGTATTTAAATTATACTCTTCATAAAAGCTTTCTATTATATTGGCTAAACCAAAAGCAGTATCTCTTATTTCTTGCTCTTTATCTTCCATCTCTGCTTTTTCTTTTTCCGTTAAGTAAGGAGGGAGGTTTTTTATAATATTATTTTTAGTCATTATCAACCCTTATTTTATTATTAATCACTTATACCCAAAAAGCCCCATTTAAGGGGCTGATTGGTTTCTATATTGTTTCTAATCTGACCATTTAAATCTAATTTTATCTTTTTTCCCCATTTGATATAATAGAATCCACTTATCAAGCTTTTCTCCTAAACTCCACATATCTGGATTATAATATTGTCTCCATAATTCTTTTAAAAGGGATTCAATTACATTTACTTTTAAATATTTTTCAGCGCCAACTATACAAGATTGTCCAAGTACCCCCTCAATAAAATCATTATAATCTGAAAACTCATTACAAGGGTTCCAACCTTTATTGTTTTTTCTAAGAATATCGTGGACAATATTTAAATCTTTTATTTGATGTAAATCTCTCATTGCCCAATCCCCTAAACTTAATTCATCTGGGTGTCCATCAACTCCATTTTCTACATAATTAGTAAATTGTGTAAAATTCATTATATGTTTAGTCATGTTACTTCCCCCCTTGAAAAAAAGTATTTAGGTCATCAGCAAAAACCCAAGAAATGTATTTATTATTTTTTTCTACAACTTTTATATAAAAGCCATAATATTTTCCACATGTATCACCTTCGTTTTGGTCACAATAATCACATTTACACTCGTTTGTTTTTATCTCTCTTTCTAATGCGTCTTGGATAAATGGCTTTCTGTAATCTTTAATCGCTATTTTATGTTTAATGTTCATTTTAACTCCGTTGTTTATTTTATTATTAGTATTAATCACATAAGTAATATACATAATAAAACAATACGAGTAAACACTTATTTTAAATTATTTTAAGGGTTTAATAACCCTATATAAAGAAGAGGGGAATGGAGGATGCTTTTATAGTGTGATTAATAAAACTGACGGAGCAAGTCAGTATAACATCCCCCATTATAGGGTATAATTTAATACATATATTTATAAGAAACTAAAATTCTTCTTCAATCTTCATACTTAACGAATAAACTCCATTAGCTACTTGAGTCATATCTAGTGAGTCTTGTCCAAATCTAGCGAATATATGTTCTGATTCGGCTTCGTCTCCTTCGCTAGTATTATCAACGCTAAAAATAAAAGGTAGATGATTTCCGTTTGTAACTTCCCAAACATCAGTAATAACTTGATCATCTCCAGAGTCATCTTCGTGATTAGAATATTCTTCGGGCATTATTTTATCGCTATTTAAAAAACTAAAGTTTAAATCATATATTATTCTTCCTCCATAAAGGTCGTGATTTACAGTAGTAATACTAAACGGAGATATATTTCCAGCTCCAAAAGTTTTTCTACCGTGGTTTACCATTGTACTATATTTTTGACCACCTAATGATTCCTGTATTTTATTTGAGTCATATACAATAGATCGCTTTAATGATAAATCTGGAGCAAAAGGCATATCGAAATATTCACCAACTATTATACAGCCTATTTTTAAATCCGTAGCTGTAAAAGTTCCATCAGAGCCTTGAAATTGTATTCCTATATGTTGATGAGAAGTTTCGGCAAACCTTATAATTGTTGATCCGTTTGTTCCTGGAGTTACAGCATGTGTTCCACTTGACTCAATATCATCTGCATTTACTATTTCTGTACCATCAATATCTGCATGGCCACTTGCAAAATCTACATTATTTATATGGCTTTCAGTATTAGAGGTCGCTGCAATAAACTCTGCTCCAGCTGTTACCATATTATGGTTTAAAATCGCAATAAAATTAATTCTTTTAGATTGGTTTTGAGTGTCTATATTAATTAATACGTGGCCATCATCATCTGCGCTTGTATTAAAGTCAACTTGATTTAAAGGGTTAAGGTCAAATAATTCGGCTTCTGTTCCGTTTTGAACGCCAATTAAATTAGTTCCAGTAATTACATCTGCTACATCAGTTTGAGCTACACCTCTTGACATAATATGGTTTATTAAATCTGGATAAAATCGTGGTATTTTTACATCCATATTTGCCATTATAGGCTCCTTGCTTTAATTGATAATTTCCCTAAACTTCTTTTTGTACTTACAATAATAAAATTTAAACCATTCCAAGAATTAGAATTAAAACCTAAAGGCGAAACAGGAAACATATTATCATTATTAAAATCAATTATATCACCTACTTCAACTGGATCTAAGCTTGAATCAACCCACTTGCTAGGGTTTACTATATCTAATGAAATATTCAAGTATATATCACCAAATAAAGCGTTTATGTAAGCCAAGAAATTATCATTCTTATCTTCTCCAGTTGGATCAGTGTCACCTATATTATTAACAAGAGCATCTAGATTTATTTCTTTTATATTTTCTTTTGATTGTATATTATTATTTTTTCTTGATGTACTATTTACGCCAGTAACTGTATTTTGATAAGTTCCTAGAGCTGGGTGTTTATCGTAATTAACTGTGGTTTTTGTTACAATATCTGTTGGATTTGAAACCTCTAGATCAACATCTGATATATCGTTTTTTGATAATGTTAAAATAGAGCTTGGAGAATCTGGAACAAATACATATTGTGGTTGAGTAAAATCTCCCTGCTTAAATCTAAAAACAAACTGACCTTCAAATTGTAATTTATTTAAAACTTTTTCTAATGACTCTGGTTCTTCAATCCAGTATCTTATATCCCAATTATTCCTTGCAGAATCTAATCCACTGTAACCATCTATATTTGTATTGGGATTTGTTGCAACATCAACGTCACAAAATCTATTTAATAAATCTAAATGCGCTTGGTGTATTTCTTCAACTTGACCACTTAACCCTGTAATACCATTATCTAATCCATCATTTGCGCAGTATAATCTGTCTATATCTCTAATCCTAGCAAAGCCATCTGTGGTTGTATTAAACTTATCTATTCTACAAGTTACCTTGCACCTTAAATCAGCAACTTGTAAATCTGAATTAATTCCAGACGATGCAGTTCCAGTTCCGTCTGTTGCAGAGGTTACTAATCTTGTAAACCTAATTGATAATCCGTTTTGATAAGGAAAAGATGTAAATTCAGTTGCTGTTGTTGCACCATTTGTTGATGAAGTTGTTTCATTTATGGTTACAGCATTACTACTTCCAGTTGAAGCGTTTACAGTATTAAAAGTTCCGTTTGTTGCAAAGGTTGTACCTCCAGCAACCGAGTCGCTTATATTACCTGTGGTATACCTACTGTTATTACTTACTGTAACGCTATTTGCAGTAAGACCATTACTGTCACCTGTGGTTCCATAGAAATCTATCATTTTCCATCTTATCTCTATAACAAAACCAAAATTTGTACTAGAATCAGAAGTAATATCTGGAGGATCATCAAAAGCTGGAAAATTAAAAACATTGTCTTTTGTAAGGGTGGTAGTAACCCCAGCACTATTTTTATCCATAGGCATTTCTGCAAAAGTATCACTAATAGTTTGATCTGCAGTTCCATCAATTATATTAGCAACATCAGAAAATGTTTTAGAAATTGCTGCAGTAGGCTTGAATTTAAAATGCCTCCTTAAATGAAAATAAGTCCTAACACTAATTCCGTTTTCATAGCTTTCAGAATCAAGAGCAGTTTCTAGAGGAACAAAAGCATCAAATCCTTTTTCGTAATAACGCAATCTGATAGATGTCCCAGCTGAAAAATCTTCATGTAATAAACATTGAAAAAAGTAACTGTATTTATCTATTTTTACTGGCCATAATTTTTTGCTAAAAGTTTCAATGTAAGAAGGCGAAGCATACGAGCTAGAACTCCCTGTAAAATCTTTTCCATAAACAATAGGAAAATAATTTTGATTTGTAGTAGTTTTAACTTGAGGAACGCTAATGTTATCCCACGGTCTATGACTTACTAAATTAATTGTGATTTTTATTCCATTACTTTGTATATCAGAAACTCTAAAAGATGCTATTTTGTTTAAAGCTTGGCCATCAATAACAGAGTAAACAGTTGCAACTCTATTTATATATTTATGTGTACCAAATAATTCATCAGATATAGGGCTTCCCTTGTATTTAAAATCTGGTATAGTTATAGAAATATTTGAAGATTTAGAGGTGCATTTTTTTAAATCAATAGACTCTCTGATTGAAGGATTGTTTGTAATTACACCATGATAAAAAACATTATTATAAGAAAAATCAGAAAAAGAAATAGGTAAATAATTATCCCAAAACATTATACTGTTATCACTATGCGATGCTGCAGTAGTTCCTTTTGCCCCTCTGACTACTGTTATTACAGGCGCACCAGAGCTTACCTCTGTAATTAACATAATTTCACTATCTATTTTAATAAAGTCTCCAGCCTCAAACATTGTATTGTTATCAACTAAAAGACTTGTATCAGTATCATCAAAAGCTTCATTTATTAAATTAGCAGTAATGCCATCACTTCTAAATATCTGATCAAATCCACCTCCCCCATCTCCTTGAGAATCTCCATTATAATATTCTAGTTGGAACAACCAGTTTTCTGATATATTAGATTTTTTTATATTACTAGAAAAAGCCATTATGCTATATTCATTGATTTAGCTTTTTCAATAGCCGGTATAATTGTATCTAGTATTGTTTCATCTACTAACGGAGCAGAAATATTAAGCGTAATTGCACCTCCCGAATTACCTGCTAGATTTTCTTGTTGTGCTTGATTAAGAATTAACTCACCTGGAGTTAACATTGCTGGGACAGTATCTTGATTTCCTGCGCCTTGAACAATACCACCAGAAGCAAAGTTTTGAGATTCTATTGTGGCAACATTCGTAAGTCCTGCAGCAACTACTGCAGCTGCAGCAACAAAATTAAAAGGTGGTGGCGATGCAGCTAATGCTTTATTTGCTCCAGCATAAGTATCTATTACTGCTTGTACTTGAGCAAGTCTTTTTGATACTAGCGCAGAGCCTTTAAATGCAGTATTTGCTTGTCCTAAAGCTCCAACTAATGAAGAAACAGTTGATGCTTGTGCAGCTCTTTTTACTCTTTCTAGGTCTACAGTTTTCTTAGCAATAAATGTTTTTACATCAATCTCTGAAACTCCAGCACGTTTCATCTCTTCTGCTTCTTTATTTATTAATGCAATGCCTTTATTTCTTTCAAATTGTTCCATAGATATAAATTTTATTGCTTCTGCAACATCTTCAGCTTTTTTATTTTTTGAAGCATCTTCAATTTCTTTTTTCTTCTCTTCATTTTCTTCTAAATCTGCATTTTGTTGCTCTAAGAGTTGTTTGTTTACTTCTACTTGAGCATCGCGATTTTCTTGAGCTTTTTCTAAAATACCATTATAGGCTTTAGTATATAGCTCTTTTAGTTCTGCTGTATTTTCGCTAGTTTTTTTTGTTAAATCGTCACTCATTTGCTTTAATGATTCAAAATCTCCTTCAACAAAAGGAATCGCATCTTTTATATGCTCTTTAATTGTTAGTCCCATAATACTAGCTCTGCCTTCAATATGTTCAAAAGCAATTCGCATTGTTTCTTGTAAAAGAACTGCTATTGCTGGGAGTCTTTCTTGTATTGCTTTTCCTATATTATCCCAACCTATATCTCCTAACTTTTCAAATTCTTTATTGGCTTGTTCGATAGAAGGTTGTATTGTTTCTATAATAACATTGCCAATTTCAATCATTATACCTTGAAAATTATTTCTCAACATAGCAAATTGAGTATTAAAAGCACTTGTCATTTTATTAAAAGCGATTTCAGTTGCGTTTGATTCTTGTGCAGCTCTGTTAAACTCTACAACGTTATTTTCTAAAGTTCCAAAATTATTAGCCATTGTCTGTATCGCTGCAATAGCACGAATATTAGGAATAAACTTTTTAATTGTTTCTTGATCTAGTCCTTGGAATTGTTCTATTGTTTTGACAAGATCGACAGTTCCATCATCAAACTTTTTTACTTCAACCCCAGCCAATTCCATAGCTTCTTTTGCTGCATCTCCAGGAGCAGATAAAGATGTAATTGCACTAGTAAGAGCTGTTGTTGCTTCTGCTGTATTTATACCTGCAGCAGTAAGAGTTGCCATTGATGCACCAACGTCATCTAAACTTAAATTCATAGACTTAGCAAAAGGAAGCACCCTGCCTAAACTTCCAGCAAGTTCGCCCATTGTAGTTTTACCTAGCCTAACAGTTGTGAATAAAGTATTTGAAACTGCGTCAACTTCTTCTGCTGATTTTCCATAAGCGTTTAATGCAGTTGTAAGAAGGTCTGCAGCTTCTGCTGCACTGGTAACTCCACCAACTGCTAATTTAGAAGAAGCATTTAAAACTTTAGCTGAATCCGATGCTTTAGAAAATCCAGCTGAAACAATATCATATTTGGCTTTACTGATAGAACTAAGAGCTAAACCACTAGCAGATGCAACATTTCTTAGCTCTCTGCTCATTTCTGGTAGAGTTCTTTTGTTCGTTTTATCTAATAATGTACTAACCTCTAGAAGGCTCTTTTGAAAGTCTCCAGCTAATTTAACAGATAAAATTCCAAAACCAGCCGTAACAATTCCAGCTTTTGTTCCAATACTTGTTAATGCTCCACCTACATTTTTAAGAGCAGTTGTTGTTTTCTTAGCACCTTTTTGAGATATTTTTAAAACTACATTTTTAGCCATTTTTTATTCTCTCGTGGTTTTTAATTCTTGTTATTTCTTGATCTATTATATTAAAGCAATCAAGTTGCCAAGCATTAGCAGAATCTAAGCTCTTAGCGATAGGAATATGAAACTTTTTTACGCTTTGATAATCGTTTATCATTTCCCAACACCAATTAGGGATAAGTACACTAGGATTACAAAATAAGGGCAATTGATAAAAAAGACTTTGACCAACTCCAAATTTGTGAGTGCCTTTATCTTTAAGTAATCTATCAATTTCATCAAATAAATCTCCTTTATTTTGATAAGTTAAAACCCTTAATAATACTGGCGACCGAGCTTTGTATGGGAGGAAATACTCAACGTCTGGCAGACCATATTGGGAGAACCAGACTGCTGTTCTCAATCGCCAGTTATGTTTCCCGAATTAAAACCCATATAAGAGTTTATAATTTCCATTAAAACTTCATCTTCAGCCAATGCAGATAATCCTTTTAATCTCTCCTCTGCTTTTTCTTCTGTTCCAAAAGCGATTAATGCAAATTCATCAGCAAGATCATGAACTTTAGTTTGTTCTAGGTCAGCAAATACTTCTTTTACTTTCCTATATAAACTGCGCCTTTTTTTTCTTGTAATATCTTTACATTCAAAATCACCATGCTTTGTATTTACTATCATTTTAATCCTCCCTATTTATTAAGTTGCTAAAACTGTTATTAGTTTATTTGTTCCAGTAGCAGTTGCTTGAAATGGTAACTCAATAAAAACACCACCTTCTGAACCTAAATCAACATTATGTCCAGTGTATTTTGCAGTTGGTATTTCTATAAATATATCTGATGCACTACCACCACCTGAAGTTCCTTCATCTCCAACTAGAATACCTTTTGAAGTACCAGCTAGATAAAATGGTAATTGAGCTACAGAAGTATCATCCATTTTTACATTTATAGAGCCAGTGACATCAGCTCGATTCCTTATGTAATCAGTTGGTTCCCCATCTATACTATTTACAATTTGATAACCAACTCTTTCTGCTGGGTTTGAAATAGTTACAGAAAAAGATTTACACGTAACTTGAGTTCCAGCAATTTCAACTGCGTGACAATCAAATAATCCAAAAGCGTAATCTGTATTTGAAGCTGTAGAACCATCAGAAACTGCGTTTGTTCCAACAGTAGGTCTATATCCAGAATAGATTGTTCCACTTGCTCTTAACCTACCACCATTTGTACCAGTGTCCATTGACAAAGTAAGCTCTGTAACTACTGCAGAGTGCAATAATCGAGTTTGATCAGAGTCTGGATTTACAATACTAACTTGTAATGAAAAGTCTGGAGCAGAAGTGTTATAAGCGTATTGAGCAGAATGCCCTTGATTTCCAGTCATATGACAAAGCCCTGTGGTTCCATCTACTTCCATTGCTGATCTTAGTAATAATTGCAGTATTTCTTCTGAATCCACTAAGTAATCAAAAGCCATTGTATAAGAGCCGCCATTTTGAGTTATGAATAAATCTTCTTCCCTAAAAACTTTTTGACCAGTTCTTGGGATAAACTCTTGTGTAACTCCTGCACTAAAGTCTATATCATTTACTGTTTCTAAATTCCATCTATGTAGAGCATTATCACTGTTTTGAGTTAAGATACCTTGATTTGCTGCATGCTGACCTATATAGACAAGGAATTGATTTCCTGAATATGTTGCCATTATTTTTCTCCTACTGTTTTAAGCATTTTATTTTTAAGTAATTCAGTTGGTTCAAAATCAAGCTCAACAATTTTACCTTTGCATAGCTTTGCATGATTGTCGTTGCCCAACCCTTTGTAATTATCAAAGGCATCTACATTAAACGTTGAAGTTGCCTTGTATTTTTTTTTATTCTTCATTATAGATTCCTTATATTATTTCTATATTGGTGCAATTAAATACAGCAAGACCTTTTAAAAGAGTTTTATCATCTTCATCTTGAATGTACTCAATACTTGTTACTCTAGCATCAAACCAAACATCTCCGTTTGAATAGCTAATATTATTAAAAACTAACCTTTTAAATCTTTCCATAATATTACTAACTTGTTTTAAATTATTTAGAGAATATTCTCCTGCTGATTTTAGTTGATATTCTATATTTACAGTGTATTCTCGTGTTATTCCACTGTTTAAATGTTCAATAAAGGCATCTGATTCTGGCGTTAATAAGAAAGATTGATTTCCTCTGTGTTCGCTATACTTAACAGGAATATTAAATTCATTATGAATAATAGTTGCTAAACTATCTATTATTTTATCATGTATTGTATTTGTAAAAGTTATTGCCATATTAATATCTGCTTGTCCTTACTGTTTTAACAGGCGTAAAAGCTTGATCTACAACGCCACTAACTTCTAATTCATATTCATCGTTTGTAGTATATACTCCAGGTGAAAATCTTACCCACATATCATGTCCTACGGATTGCCATCCACAATCAATAATTTCTTCAGTTGTATCTTGGTTCATTTTTAAACCTTTTTCATTTCTAGTAAAACTAGAATATGTCACGCTTGTATTTGCAGAACCTGCTGTAATTGTTCCCCCAGCTGATATAATAATTTTTATAGCATCCCATTGTGTACTAGCTCGACCTTTTACATCTACAATTCCACCAGTTGTATTTGCGTTTACAGATACGTCTTTTAATATCCCTTTGTATTTTTGTTCTGATTCGCTAGAATATAATGTAATTTCACCCTTTCTTAGCATATCCAACCAACCTGTATTTTGGTCGTTTATAGCCTGACTTTTTATTTGGTTAGCTTTCTCTATGTCATAAGGTCTGATCAGCGATTCTACAGCCATTACTGCCGTACTACGCACTATTATTTCTGGATAGTCATTTGCTACTGCGTCAGAAGTTCCAACACCTTTGTTTTTATAAATTGGAAACGGCAATAATGAACGAATAAAATCACTTGCTCTTTTTACTGCTTCTGTTTTTAAATCACTCCAATCTCTAGATGCTTCAAAAACTGCGCTATTTAATGCCGATACAGATGAAGATGCTAGAAAAAACTGAAAAGAATCGGTGCTACTAGAATAATTATATTCATTATCAGCGTTTGGCGTATCTGTTACGGAAGTCATCTCAACGCCATCTTTGTAAAGTTGAGAAATATACCCTGTATTATTAAGCTGATAGAGGTTCGTTGTGTCCGTAGTGGTAAAGTTACTAGCTAAAACTTTTTTATGGTCGTATTCACTTAAATATGGCTCCACAAACGATAAGTCTGTGGTTGTGTTGCAATATGATTCGTAGTATGTACTCATGCTTCTGCCTCTGGTTTTATAGGATAGTCAATTATTTCTAATTCTAAACTTTTAATTTTACTTATTAATTCCAACAACATTTCTTTTTCTTCATAACATTGATTATCTATTATAATATTTGTTACATCTAAGTGTTCTGCAATCTCTTTACATCTACATATAACTTCAAAAGCGTTATAGTCAGTGTCTAATGTTGTTTCTATTTCTGTGATCTTTTCCATGTTAAATAATCTGCACCTTCATGTGGATCAAAAATTGTTGTAATTAACCTATTATCATCAGCCGAATATTTAGGATCGATAATAGTTACAGGGCAATTAAATATATTTTTATCATCCATTCCGTTTTTATTTGCATATTCGTCCATTCTTTTAAAACTTGCTACTTGTAACGCATGAGAAATTAACCCTGAACTAGGGTCTTTTAAAACTTGGTATCCAGAAACGTGTATATGCCCTGCAGTTAAAATATGATCACGCCAACCCATTTGAATTGCTCTACTAATAGCGTGAGCAGTATTCCACATTGAATTTCCTTTGAATTGATGCCTAGCGTTTATCCTAACTTGGTTTTTATTAGGAAATTTTAAATTTATTCTAACACCGTGGTTGCTATAAACAGTTTCACTATTTCTCATTATAAATTCTAGAGGATCGCCATCTCCTGACCAAACATCGTGATTTCCCCCTACCAAATAAAGCCATTCTAAGCTTTTAACAAAATGCTCTGATAATAACCAAGATTCTTTCGCAGTTGTGGTTTGATTAGCGTATAACCTAGCCAGTCTGCCTATCCAGTTATTTTGAATGTCGCCTAAATTACCAGCAAACATTCCTTCGGTTTTGTTAATTAAATTTGTAATAGCAAATATTTCAGATAAATCTGTACCATCATCATCAACGTGAGGATCGCCAAAATGAGCAATTCCTATTGGACCATCAAGATTAATATTTATATTTACTAATTTTTCATAAAAATCTCTTTTTTGTTTTACTTTAAACTTTTTAACTCTGTATTTAATTAACTCCTCAATATCCATTTCTTTATTAGGAGGGTTTTTTTCTTGGTTAAAGTCTTTATTATAAATAGTGTTTGTTTTTACACTTCTCCTTTTACAGCTTAAACAATAATATCTTTGCTTTCCGTATTTAGTTTTTCCATCTTTATGGATTTGCATAGAATTACAATAAACACAACTTAATATGTTTTTGTTTTTATCATATAAATTTTCATTTTTTTCTTTAATTATCATTTACATATCTCTATAAACTTTTCAACAGTGCCTTTCCCTAAATGGCTATTATAATATGCTTTCCAATATACAGCTTGATCTTCTAGGGTATATGGTAAAGGTTTTGGCACTCGTCTGTAATGTATTCTACAAAAAATAATTTGTAACGCTACATTTGTTGCTAATAAGAATTTTAATTCTTCTGATTTTGCTGCAACTAAAATATAAGAATTTAAAAAACAAATACTTTCTATTTCTGTTAATAGTTTTGGTCTAAAGCATAAATAATTTTTGCATATATCAACTGCAGTAGCAGGTTCCATTTGAAAAAATCCTCTAGCTGGACCATCTTCTAATTGCATTAAATATTGATAATTAGATTCAACTAAACCTGTATTGTAAATTAAATCAACTGCTTGATCAGAATAATATTTAGCATCTAATTTTTTTAAAGTCGTTTTAATTACTTTTAATATTTGTTGTTTATTTATCATTTTCTTTTGACTATTTTTTTAGTTTTACCACTTTTAGTTCTAGCAAAAATATGCTTTTTTGTTTCCCTTATAAATGTTCCACTATATCTTTTTCCTCGCCATGTCCAACTTACTTTTTTAGCCATTACCATTTCACCTTATTTGCCCAATATGCAGCAGAGAGTTTTCCTCTTGCAATATTTTTTCTATGCCTTGCTTTAAATGATTTCCTTCTAGCTTTTTGTGCAGCAGTTTTAGGTCTTTTTCCAGCACCTCTGACTCCTTGTTGTCCAAACCTAATTAGTTTAATAGTTGATCCACTTTTAGCCAATACAACGTGAGATTTAGTAGCGTGACTTGGTGTTCTTTTAGGTTTATTAAAACCTTTCAAACCAAACCTTTTTAAACGTGGATCTCTAGCCATTATTTACTGCCAAATATTTTAGAGAAAAAGCCTTTTTTAGATTTCTTTCCTTTATTGCCACCAATTTTCTTACCTTTTTTCTTTTTCTTTTTAACTTCTTCCATCATAGCATATTGATCTAAATGTTTGTCATTAGAATCTAGAGGCTCATTACTAAGGGTTATTGTTGTTAAGAGAATTATTATTGAATGTGTCATTATTTAAATTCCTTTATTACTTTTTTAATTTTTACAACCATTTCATCATCTTTTTTACTTGGTGTTAGTTTTACAATTATATCTAAAACTTTCATAATAAAACCTTTAACGCCCATTTTTTTTATTTGCCTTTTAACATAGCTTGATAACATACTCATTTATTTATCCTTTTTTAACATTTGTTTTAATCCGTTAAAAACAACATCTAATAAAATATCATCTTTATCGCTAGGGGACATTTTTACAACTTTTTCTAAAACCATAAAAGCTAATAAAACCCACTCCCAATTATTGCTTAGCCATTCCATTATTTATTCCTTAGATTCTTTATTAATAAAAATATACTTAAAAGAGCCACAATCACTTGTAAAAACTCGTGAATACCTGAAAGGTGTACTAAGTAATTACTAAAGCTAATTGAAGCGATTTTGAGACTATCCATTTTTTTGTTCAACCATAAATAAAACTCCTAAAAACATAACAAATATTAAAGTAAACATTACCATTTAATGCCTCCCGTTTATTCTACTTAAAGAACCTTTGACTTCTGAAATTTGATTATCAACTGAATTAACATCTTTTGTAAGCGCATCAAATTTTCTATCTAACTTATCATCTGAAACATTCCATCTATTTATAAGCTTTATTATCATGCCTTCCATATTCTCTAAAGTTTCAGATTGACCTTTATTTTCAATTTTTAAATTTTCTAATGCCTGTTGTTGGGCTTCGCTTTTCTTGGATAATGACATTACTAGATATACAAACATAATTCCAACAATTCCAATCATACCAGCTTCTGAATAAACAGCTAAAAAATCCACTTATTTCTTTTTCCTTTTACCCCAACTCATAGGGTTTAAATTTATTTGTAATTCTTTTTCGTAAAAGCTCAATTTTTTTTCCAGTTCTTCAAGGGATTTAGCTTCCTCCAGCTTATGTTTAGCAAGTAAGCTCCTAATCTCTGTATTTGCAACCAAAAGTTCGTTTTCGAGTGTTCCAATTCTGGTTTCAATCCTATAATAAGCGTACACAAGACTGCCAAACAATACGAATATCTGACCCAACCATTTGAGATTAATAGAAATGACAGCATTATCATCAAAAACGTTAGCACGATAAGACCTTGCAGTTTTAGGCTTTTCATTCACTGTATCTCCCAATAATTTGTAGAATCTTTATGAATAAGGTCGTTAAATTCTTCTGGTTCGTTACTATTAGGCTCAAGCTCATATCCAGCTATATACCACCCTTCACAAGCGTTAAAACATAATAATATTAATATTGTATAAATTAATTTCATCTTAGCACTACTTTGTTATCAATTAATTTATGTTTAACAATGTCAATGCGCCCATTACCAGAATCGTGTAGCTTTGCACACTCGTCAACAAAAGCGTTTTCAATAGTCTTAAATGAATCAGATTTAGTTTTAATTATATCATTTACTACTAGAAAATATTTTTTACTATTTGGATATTTCAATGTTTTAGATTCACTTAATTTTTTAATCATATTAGGTTTATTATTTAAATGAATCACTACGTTGTGATTATGAGCGCATTTACGAACTACCATTTTATTCAGTAGGCTCCATAGCTTTTTTAAGCTCTTTAACGCCTTGCTGGTGCTTTTCATTAAATACTTTCAACGTAGCACTCAACTGCTCATTTACGTGCAGATTTGTCGCTAGTTTGTTGTTTAAGTCATTAACGTGATTTTGATTCCTAGCCACTTCGTTTGCTAGTTCTTTTTGAGCGTCTGTCATATCCTCAATAGCGTATTCTTTACCATCGAGATTTAACATTGGCTTGTCTTTTTGTTTTTTTGCCATTGTGTTTCCTTTTTAGTTAATTAAAGTTTTTTAAAATCTTCTATAGCAAGTGCAAGACCATCTGATTGTGCTTTAGCTCTAGCCATTTCATCATCATATCTTTTCTTTTCTGATTCAAGCTCAGATAATGAGTATTCATGCTCTTGGTCATTTAGCTTTTCTCCAGTTAATGGATTCCAAGCCTTTTGAACCATAGCTATATAATTTTTTTTTATTGCATCTGTTTTAGCTTGAACTACATCACCAGCTTCATTTTTAATTTCTTTTTTAGCTGGAGAAAGATCTTTTTCTTTTTTTGCAAAATTAACTGTTTTACCTTTTTTTGCTTTGTATTCTGACCAGTTCATTCTGATTCTCCTATTTATTTTATTTATATTAAGTAGCACTCATAATTGAAATAGAGACATCAACTCCATTAGCCCAAGTGCCTTTTACTCTTAAAGTATTGCTAGTTGCATAAAATCCAGTTCTGTTAGCAGAAACGCTAGAACTATTAACTTCTATATATCCTTGACTTGTAGCAACAGTTGCTATAGTCCCACCAGAACATTTAATAATAGCAGTATCTCCATTAGTGTTGTCTGATTCAATAACACCTACGAAAGCCATAAATGAATGAGAAGTATCTATTCCAGTGTCCCATTCTGTATTTTGAGCCATTGTGTTATTAACAACCCTCCACATTGTTTCATTACCAGAACCTTGAATAGTCTCACCACCAGCTTTAGCCATAGCAGTTGTACCTTCATGCCCTAAACAAACATGAGTCACATTAGAATCACCTAATGTTACTGTATTGTCTCCTTGTCCAACTGCATTATATCCTATAACAGTTTGATTTGTTCCAGTCGCAGTATTGGGGTCTGCTAATGTTCCAATAATGACATTCTTAGTACCAGTTGTAACTACATCGCCAGAGGCAGTTCCCACAAAAGTATTTGATACAGCAGAACCTTGTAAAAGAGTTCCAGCACCTTGTCCGATAGCAACATTGTTACCAGCAGTTTGAGGTGTTCCATCTACGCCTTTTCCAGCCTCATAACCCACATAAGTATTACTTCCACCAGTTGTAACATACCTTCCAGATTGATAGCCATATGCAGTATTCCCAGCTCCAGATGTGTTGTTTGTTAATGAATAATACCCCATAGCTGTTGTTCCGAAAGCCAAAGCACTATTTACTGCTGAAAGTGAATTATGTCCTATTCCTACACACGCCCAAACTCCAGCACTTCCAACATCATCTAATACATAATTGCCTATAGCTATATTTGCATCTATATCTG